AGAAAGGAAGGTGACGGTAATGTCAGGCATCCAGACAGGTATAGAACTCAATGATGAGTTTACCAACGTGATTTATGGTATCATCAATGCGGTAAACCTTGCAATTTCGGGCATGGAAGATATGCAGCATAGTATGAACGCTGACATTAACACGTCATCTCTTGAAGGTGCACAGGATGAAATCAATCAGGTTACCATGGCAGTTAATGAGTTGAATGCAGCCATGCAAAATACCAATACTGGAATTTCTGCTCCAATGGTTGATTCAGGTAGTCAAAATGTGATGAACATTGATGTAATCCCTGTCCTTCCGGATCCGCTTGTGGAGAATCCTGAACCTATCAGACCGGAGATACAGCCCAATGCGCCCCCTGAACCGATTGAAATTCCGGTACAGTGGGAAACGGATGGGTTGGACGTATTTACGAGTACGGGGATTGACCGGTTTCAACAGGAAGTTCAAAGCACGAATGCTATGTTGGAGCAGCTGAGCAATACACAGGATAATATTGCCAGGCGGGCTTACAATACTAATATTTTCCCTCCGGAAGCATCCCAAAATCTGATTAGCATGGCAGTAAGGATTGACAATGTACGTGATCGTATTCAGCAGATAGAAAATAATCCGGTAAATCTGGGAACGGATACTGCCAATGCAGAACTGGAACAATTACGTTCTCAATTATCGCAGGCATTACAGGCGCAGAATGATCTTAACGGTGCAATGCAGAATATGGATGTTTCTGCTGCAAATGATGCTTATCTGAGGTTATCGCAGACTGTCAGCGGTACAGAACGGTATATCAGGGATAATGTAAACGAACAGGGGCAGTTTAATCGTGAAATCCAGGAAGGTGTAAATGAAGCAAGTAACCTGCAGGGTATGATTGCAAAAGCCGCTTCTGCTTTTCTTGGTGTTGCTGGCATACGAAAAGCAATCGGCTATATTTCTGATACTACAAGCGCATATAATACACAGTTAAACGCTGAATTACAGCTTATAACTGTTCTCAGCAATATGATGGATGAAGATTATGTTTCACAGTTTGAGATTGATGTTACCGCTGACACAAGCAGCGCAATCAACGAGATCGCAGCCATTCAGAGCAATGCGGATGATGTAACAGTAATTGTTTCTGCTAATACCCTTGCATTGGAAAATGCTTTTGATGCTGTCACAAAAAAAGCTTTGGATATACAGTCAGGGGGCATCTATGGTGATGAAGCCATGATTGCGGGTGCTGGTGAATTATCAACCTATTTCACGGATATTGATGCCCTTACCTCTATGATGGACACCCTTAGTAATTATGCCATGGGTATGTCAGGAGGTGGTGTAATTGATTCAAAGGCTATGGTTGACTATGCAACCGGGCTTGGGAAAATAATGTCCGGCTCGTATGATGCTATGACAAAAAAAGGTTTTGAATTTACGGATGTCCAGAAAGCAATCATTGAAGGTACAGCCACTGAAGCGCAGATTGTTGCCGTACTTGGGGCAGAATACCTTTCAATGAGCAGCGACATGCAAGCCGCAGCCGCTATTACAAGCGTTATAGATGAGTCATGGGCTGGTTTGTACGAAACTATGAGTAATACACCTGAAGGGCGAATTATTCAGCTAAAAAATGCTTGGGGTGATGTATCAGAGGTAATTGGTTCACAGCTTTACCCCTATGTGATGCTGTTTGTTGATGCCATTGAAAGTAACTGGGGAACGATCGAAGGAATTGTATATGGTTTTTCAGATGCTTTACAGTTTATACTTGGCATTTTAGCGGCTTTGGTGGAAGGTGCTTTTTTTGTATATCAGGTAATTGCTGATAACTGGTCAATCATAAGCCCTATTGTGTACGGTGTCATTGCTGCATTGGCAACCTATGCCTTATATCTGGGAATTGTAAAAGGTATAGAGTTAGCAACCGCAGCGGCAAGTGCAGCTATGGCAGTAGGTAAAGGTCTTGTTGCAGCGGCAACTATGATTGCTACAGGTGCAACATGGGCACAGACAACCGCCCAAATGGGTCTGAATGGAGCAATGTATGCTTGTCCGATTGTGTGGATTATTCTGCTTATTATTGCACTAATAGCAGTTATCTTTGCTGTATGTAATGCGATTGCGGATATGACAGGCGTAGCTGAATCAGGTTTTGGTGTGATTACAGGCGGTATCAACGTGGTAATACAATTTTTCAAAAACCTGGGATTAGCCGTAGCAAATATAGCACTCGGAATATGGGAAGCACTGGGAGCATGTGCTGATAACATAGAGATTGCATTCCACAATGCAATCTGTTCTGTACAAGCATGGTGGTATGATTTGCTCTCCACTGTCCTGACAGTAGTTGACGGAATATGTGAATCACTGAATAAGTTACCTTTTGTGGAATTTGACTATTCAGGTATTACATCCGCAGCAGATGAGTATGCAGCCAAGTCAGCAGAAGCAGCTGGGAACAAAAAGGAATACACATCCGTAGGTGATGCGTTCAATAAAGGTATGTCAACCTTTGACACTTTTCAGGATGGATGGGCTTCTGATGCGTTTAATGTGGGTGCAGCATGGGGTGATGGTATTGCCGATAAGGTTTCTAATTTCAGCCTGTCGGATTTGTTTGGTGCGACAGATATACCCAATGTGGACGATTATATGGCAGCACTTAATGGTTCAGGTGTGGCCGGAAATCTTGATACGATCGCGGGTGACACTGGAAACATATCTGATGCAATGGATATCACAGAGGAAAATCTGAAATACCTCCGTGATGCCGCAGAGCAGGAGACGGTGAACAAATTCACAACCGCTGAAATAAAGGTGGATATGACTGGGATGCAGAACACAGTAAACAACAACGGTGATCTTGATGGGTTCATTACCGAGTTGACTGACGCAGTACATGAAGCCGTGGATATTATGGCGGAAGGAGCGCATGTATAATGGCAAAAAGTGGATATGATGTCTATCTGGATAAATGTCTTCTTCCTGTTACACCAGAACAGATACAGACCAGGATAAACAATGAGAATGTAACAGTTACCCTGATAAATGAAGGGCAGGTTAACCTGCTGAAAAAAGCAGGGCTTACGGATATCGAATTTGAGTGCATGATTCCTCAGGTGAGATATCCGTTTGCTGTATATAAAGATGGTTTTAAGGATTCCGGGTATTACACGGACTATTTTGAACAGCTAAAAACCAGCCGGAAGCCTTTCCAGTTTATAGTATCCCGTTTCCTGCCAGATGGGAGATCTCTGTTTGGTACCAATATAAAAGTATCAATGGAGGATTATAAAATAACGGAGAGTGCGGATAACGGTTTTGATTTAATGGTTAAGGTGAAATTAAAACAGTACTGTGATTATGCCACGAAAACAATAAATATTGTTCTGACATCTGCAAAACCTCAGGCTGCTGTGCAGACAGAAAGACCGGCTGGGAACGCACCCTCAGGCGGTTCCTATACGGTAGTGAAAGGTGACTGTCTTTGGAATATAGCAAAAAGTTATTACGGGAACGGATCTAAATGGCAAACCATTTATAATGCCAACAGGCAAACTATCGGCGGTAACCCTAACCTGATCAAGCCGGGGCAAGTGCTGACAATCCCGACAGCATAAGGAGGTGGCAAGGTGTACATAGAATTATTAACCGGCAATGAAACTGGAACAAAAGTATTCCAGCCGATTGTACAGGAAGGTATTGAGTGGTCGTTAGAACGAAGAAGTGTACCCGGACAGCTTACCTTTAAAGTGCTCAGGGATGATATCCTGGATTTTTCCGAAGGCAGCCCGGTCAGGATGAGGGTAGACGGCTATAATGCTTTCTATGGTTTTGTATTTACACAAAAAAGAGACAGGAACCAGATAATAACTGTAACCGCATATGACCAGCTGAGGTTTTTGAAAAATCCGGATACAAAGGTAATTGAGAACAAGACGGCTTCTGTTTTTCTTCTTCAGATTGCCGGAGAATATGGGTTAAATACTGGTGCAATACAGGATACCGGATATGTGATCCCATCCAGAATTGAAAAAGACACTTCTCTCTTTGAGATGGTGGAAAATGTACTGGATATAACCCTCATGAACACAAAAGAAATGTTTGTTTTGTATGATGATTTCGGAAAGCTGACATTGCGGACTTTAGCTGATATGTACGTTGGTGAGCCTGGCGCTTACCTGCTTATAGATGAAGAGACCGGGCAGAATTTTGAGTATACCTCTTCCATTGATGATAACACCTATAACAAAATAAAGCTTACCTATGACAACGAGGAAACCGGGAAAAGGGATATCTACATATCCCAGGATTCATCCAACATCAATAAATGGGGTGTCCTTCAATATCATGACACTTTATCAAAGGGAGAGAACGGTCAGGTAAAGGCGGATGCTCTACTTGATTTATATAACAAAAAGACCCGTAAACTCAGAATCAATAATGCTATTGGTGATATCCGGGTTAGGGCAGGAAGCATGGTATGCATCAAATTAGACCTGGGTGATATTAAGGTATCTAATTTTATGCTGGTGGAAAAGGTAAAGCATAAATTTAATGAAAACGAATACTGGATGGATTTAACTTTAAGAGGAGGTGAATTTATTGCCTGATGCAGCGGAATTAGTAAAATCAATCAAACGGGCAGCGGTAGAAGCTGTAGAAGCAGGTAAACCAGTGGAGGTATGTTTTGGGACAGTAGAGAGCGTGTCGCCTATAAAAATAAAAGTGGAACAGAAAATGACTTTAGGCGCAGCACAGCTTGTCCTTTCTCGGAACGTTACTAACTATAAAGCAAAAATCACCATAGGCTGGGAGACAGAAGAAAGCGAAACGATTGGCGAAACACATAATCACACCCTTTCCGGCCAAAAGGAAATCACAGTACATAATGGACTGGCTAAAGGGGAGAAGGTAATTTTGATTCAACAGCAGAAAGGGCAGAAATACATTGTATGGGATAGGGTGGAAACATGATACCTTCAACAAGCGGATTTTTAGAAAATGAATTTGAGATCACAGAGCAGCCAAGCAAGACTTTTAAGCTGGATAAGGATAAAAATTATGTGCGTGGGGTGACAGATCAGTTAGAAGCAGTTAAGCAGGCAATCTATATGGTATTAAACACAGAACGGTACCGGTACCCTGTGCTTACCTGGAACTATGGAGTGGAATTTATGGATTTGTATGGGGAACCAGTATCCTATGTTTGCCCGGAGCTTGAGCGCAGGATAACCGAAGCACTTACATGGGATATGAGAATAACCGGCGTGACGGGTTTTGAATTTGATACCGGCTTAAGGGGAAGTGTGCAGGTGAATTTTACAGTACATACCATTTATGGGGATGTGAGGGTAGAAAAGGCGGTGGATATATAGTGTACGAAGATATGACCTACGAAAACATACTGAAAGGAATGATGGCACGTGTCAGTAATGATCTGGATAAGAGAGAAGGCAGTATAATTCATTATGCGTTAGCTCCTTCTGCTTATTGTATGACACAGACCTATTTTCAACTGATGAATTTTGTCAGTCTGGTTTATCCGGATGAATCTGCAGGGATGTATCTTGACAACTTTGCCGGCATGTTTGGAATAGTTCGGAAAGCAGCTACAAAAGCAATCAAGACAGGCAGTTTCGATGTAAAGGTACCTATAGGCAATCGCTTTACAGCAATGGGTGAGTCAACACTAATTTACGCAGTAACAGAATATACAGGGGAGGAATCCGGTGTTTTTTTATACAGGATGAAATGCGAAACTGCGGGGGATATCGGGAATGAGTATACCGGAAAACTGGTGCCGGTTGAATATATCAGCGGTTTAGGTTCGGCAGAGTTGAGCGAAATCGTTACAGTCGGAACCGATGAAGAGACAGACGATGCGCTGCGGATAAGACTGCTTGCCAAGATACAGAAACCATCAACCAGTGGTAATGCCAATGATTATTATAACTGGACCATGTCGGTAAGCGGCGTGGGAGCCACAAAGATATTTCCCCTGGCAAACGGCTCCGGTACGGTCAAAGTGGTCATCACAAGTGAAGATAAGACTGGTGCCGATGCTGCGCTGGTAAAGGCTGTGTATGATTATATAGAGTCTGTACGTCCTATAGGTGCAGATGTATCAGTGGTATCTGCTATTGAAAAGATGGTCAATGTCAGCGCAAAAGTCAAACTGACAGCCGGTACTAACCTTGGGACGGCACAGGATGCATTCTTTAACAGCACAGAGGGGTATCTGCAGGGAAAGGCTTTTGGTATGGATTATATCAGTCTGGCCCGCATCGGGAACCTGCTGCTTGCTATAGAAGGCGTTGAGGATTATGCAGATCTGAAATTGAATGGGGAAGCTGGAAATATAGCGATCGCAGATGAAGAGGTGGCGGTGATCGGTACGGTCAGGTTGGAGGTGATGTAGTTGGAAGTAAAGTGCTTTCCTGAAAAACTAAATAAAGTTACCGGACATGTATACACCGTTGAAGAGGAAATTGCACTTACCAATGGTGTGTACGAAGCGGAGCTAAAGCACGACAATATCAATGTAACCACACTTACCGTTTATACCGGCCAGAAACTTACAGGGGACAGGATAGAGACCTATACCCTGTCTACTCCCAGCCTTGCTCCCTGGAAAAGGATTATCCGGATCCATGCCACTGTACCAGTGGTCTATCTCTGTTATGAGACAGACGGTGATATAGTGGAGGCTGATGATATTAATCTGGTCCAGGAGGAAATCACAAAAGCACAGATAGCCCTGAATGAGGAAAAGAACCGTGCGGAAGCAGCTGAAAACAGGAATGCTGATGCAATAGCAGCGGAAGAGATACGTGCAAAAAACGAAGAGAGCATAATCCGGATTGCATTAGAAAGAGAGGAGATCAGGGCGACAGCCAGAGAAATGGAACTAGAGGATACCCTGCAGGCAGAGATTATTCGGGCTGAGACCGAAGAACAGAGACTGTCGACTTCCATCGCTGTTGAAAAGGTGAGAGCAGAAGCAGCAGAAGGTGCGTTATCGGATGCCTTATCGGTGGAAAAAGACCGGGCTGTCAGGAAAGAATCCGATATTGAAATATCCCTTTCTGAAGAAGCTGCAAGAGCAAAAGCTGCCGAAGCAACTAATAAAAGTGCTATTAATGCCGAAGCTTTGCGTGCAGAAAAAGCAGAAAGTACCCTGTATACCAATCTTGAAGCGGAAATAACCCGTGCCAGAGCGGCCGAAGATGCTAATACAAGGGATATTGCAGCAGAGGCAGTTCGTGCAAAAGCAGCGGAAACCACCAATGCAAATAATATTGCATCAGAGACAACCCGTGCTAAAGCAAAGGAAGCAGAACTTCAGAGTAATATTGATACTAACATGTCGGCGGTTACTGTAGAACTTAACAACCGTTATACAAAAGACCGGGTATACACAAAGGATGAGGTCCTTGCTAAGATCGAGGAGCTGATAGGCGCAGCACCGGATACACTGGATACTTTCAAGGAGATTGCAGATGCATTAGGGAATGATCCAAATTTTGCCGCAACCATCATAAACGCCCTTTCCGGAAAAGTTGATAAAGAGGTAGGAAAAGGTCTGTCAACAAATGATTACTCTAACACGGAAAAGGCAGCCTTGGCTGATGCTGATACCAAGAAACACACCCACAGTAACAGAACCATCCTGGATAAAATAACGCAGACATTACTGGACAATTGGAGTGCTGCTTATAACAATCAGCATACTCATGAGAATAAATCCATTCTGGATACAGTTACCCAGACGCTGGTTGATCGATGGAATGCTGCATGGAACCATATCAGCGACTCAGTGGCACATATTACCAGTACAGAACGCTCAAACTGGACAGATGCTTATAATAAACGACATGAGCATAGTAACAAAAGCATTCTGGACTCCGTAACCCAGACATTGATTGCTAAGTGGAATGAAGTAACGAACAAGGTAGATAAGATAGATGGTAAAGGTTTATCCACCAATGATTACACCACTATCGAAAAGAATAAACTGGCAGGGCTTGCTACCGGAGCGGAAATTGATGCAACTTACATTAAGTCATTATCTGTATCAGGAAAGACCATTACGATTACCTGGGGAGACGGAAGCACAAATACCATAACCACACAGGACACAGATACCGATACCAAGAATACAGCAGGTTCCACAAACTCCACATCTAAGCTATTTCTGATTGGAGCAGCATCTCAGGCGGCGAACCCTCAGACTTATTCCCGGAGTGTGGTATATATAGGGACAGATGGCTGTCTGTATAGTAATGGAGTTAAGGTCAGCGTGGAAGGTCATACCCATGATTATGTAAAAAAAGCTCCTACCTGGGGCGATCTGATGGGGGTGTAAACTATGTACGGGCAAAATGAATATGGTACACAAGCGTATTCCGTCACAGGGACCGGCAACGGCATCCAGACGGAATATTTTGTTGACCTCTCCCAGTTAGTACCGGAGTTTGTTGCTAATTTACTGGAAATGAAGGAAATTTATCATGCACAAGGGTATGAACTTGGGTATCTTCAACATGCACTGGAAGATGTGGCAGACCAGTGCTTTATAGTAAATGCAACCTGGGGCCTGACACGATGGGAGCAAGTCTTTGGGGTTGAAACTAACATGTCACTGTCTTATGAACAGCGTAGGGAAATTTTATTGGCTAAGATAAGAGGGCAAGGATCAACAACAAAGGAAATGATAAAAGAGGTTGCTGCAGCTTACTCCGGTGGTGAGGTGGATGTTATTGAGGATAACCCGAACAGCCTCTTTATTGTACGGTTTATAGGTATCAAGGGAACTCCCCGGAACATGCAGGCATTTATAAGAACCTTGGAGGAAATTAAACCAGCACACCTGGCTTACCGTTTTGAATACCGGTACACGGTATGGGAAGAATTACTGCCGTATATCTGGCGTGGATTAAGCGGCATGACCTGGGATGATGTGAGAATATTAAAGGAGGCATAACGATGCAGACAACAAGTAATTATGGATTAAAAAAGCCGGAAAACACGGATCCTGTAAACATCCAGGATTTTAATGATAATGCGGATGTTATAGACGCTGCATTAAAAAAGAAACTAGAATCCGGAGGTAATGCCAGTGATATGACCACAACTTTCAGCCAGGCATCCAGCCGGACAAATTTAGTATCAGAAGAAGCAGTCAAAACCTCGTTTGGTAAGATAATGAAATGGTTTGCTGATCTTAAGGGGGCTGCTTTTGCGGCTATAGCCAATAACCTGACCACAAGCGTAGCAGGAAGTGTACTTGATGCCACTCAGGGGAAGGTGTTAAAGGATGAGTTAGATGTGATAAACAGCAGTTTAGATTTATTCGGAGTCGCAACATATACCGCAACGTATGGTTCGCTTGCTTCTGGTGGCAACGCTTATGTTGAAATTCCAATCACAATCCCATCAGGAAGCAAAGTATATGCTGCATCACCATCTACAGCTAATACAGGTCTGATAGTTTCTTTACGAAACATTACAAACACACAAGTAAACGTAAAGATATATAACTCCAGTAGTGTTACCCAAGCGAGTGTTGAAGTAATATTAACAATTGCATATGGACCACTTAAATAGCTATTTTAAAGCGGCTTCCATTACAAACGCGGTGTTTATGTATATTACATTAAAGGATGTGGAAACCAGCGTTGCAGGAGCTTTGACATACACACCACCATTGTTTTTTATATATGCCACAGCAGGCTGAAAATTAGTATTTCCATCGTTAAATATTGCACATGGTAATGTATAAGGTACGGATGATGCATAGCCACCACTACTTACATAACCCATATACAGCTCACTGCCTGCCGTAATATAAGATAATGTAGTAGCGTATATCTTGATAAACCCTTCATTGTTTTTATTGCGAGTGTATGAATATATTGGTGTACCTATATTACCTGACTTGGTAAATGTATAATTTGTAAGAACTAAACTGCTGTTTATCACAATAAAGGAGGTGAGGAAATTGGACTATATAACGCTATTAAAAGCTACCGGTGCAGCCATTACGGTAATCTTTACGGCAGTCACCGCTAGCCAGCGGGAAAAGAAACTGAATCATGAACCAGAGCCAAGAGCCAGATAACTTTCCGTCCGGAAGAATCTGGCTTTTGTATATAGAAAAAAAAGAAAGAGAGGATTAATTTAATGGAAAAGGTAACATCAATCAAAACGATTGTGCTTGCTGTCACAGGAGGCTTAGGTGGGTTGATCGCACAGGCTTTAGGGGGCTGGGGAAATGATATCCAGGCATTGCTCATATTTATGGGTATTGATTTTGTAATGGGACTGGCTATTGCAGCTTTCTGGCAACAGAGCAACAAGTCAGAGAGCGGAGCACTCAATAGTATAAGTGCCTGGAAGGGCCTTGTGCGCAAGGGGGTAACTCTGCTGGTAGTAATTGTAGCCAATCAGTTAGATGTGCTCCTGGGGCTGCAATATATCCGCACGGCGGTTATTATCGCTTTCTGTGCGGATGAGCTGATCAGCATTGTGGAGAACCTTGGCATCATGGGAATTCCGTTACCGGCGGTAATTAGCAATGCTATTGAAATCCTGAAAAAGAAGTCAGAAACTACTAACACAAACAAAGAAGAAAGTGAGGAAAATGAAGTATGAAAATCAAGGGAATTGATGTAAGCACGTACAATGTAATTACAGATTATGCAAAGGTGGTAGCTGCTGGTGTGGAGTTTGCGATCCTGAAGGTAATTAATAAAAGTTTACAGCCTGACAAGCGCTTTGAAACCCATTGGGCTGGGTTTGAGGGTGCAGGTGTGCCCATTCAGGGTGTGTATAACTATTCCTACGCTACTACGGTATCTAAGTTTAAGACGGATGCCCAGCGCGTTCTGGAAGTATTGGCTGGTCGGAAAACCATGGTATGGCTTGACATTGAAAACAACTGCCAGAAAGGTCTTGGTAAAACCCTTGCAAATGGTATTAATGCCTATGCTGAAGTCATTCAGGCAGCCGGGCTGCAGTTTGGTGTATATACTGGGTTATCCTTCTACAACAGCTACCTTAAGCCATATGCAGCACAGTTACAATATCCATTCTGGGTTGCCCGATATCCGGTTGACGGTAACATGATTATTGCCACTAATCCCAGCGATTCAAAACGCCCGGATATTGGCAGGGAGCTTTATGGCTGGCAGTACAGCAGCAAGGGGATTGTCAACGGTATCAATGGTAATGTTGACCTAAATGAGTGGTATGTGGACATAGAAGCACAGACCACGGTACCGCAGGAGTCGGTTGGTAGTTATATTGTGGATGGCTTCCGAAAAGAACTGGCTGCAGCACTTAAGCTGAAGGAATACGGAAGTGCTGCCGAAGTTTTGGCCAGAACGGTGACTATCAGCGCAAAGACTAACCGTAACCATGCTTGTGTGACGGCTCTGGAAAGGCTCCTGAAAGAACATGGATATTACACCGGTGTGATTGAAGCTGATCAGGGCAAGAAACCGACTTTCGGAAACGGAATGGCAAAGGCCACTGCACTGTACCAAGCTAATATTGTTGGTCTTAAGAAGCCTGACCAGGAATGGACGAAGGGAAATAAGTCTTATAAGAAAGCGTTGCAGATGTAGACTTGCGACGTCGCAAGTATTTAAGCCTCGGGGAAACCTGGGGCTTTTTTTGTTGCGTATGAATATAAAAAATTTAAAATATTTATATAGTAAGTTAGGCATAAAAGTGTTATACTTGTTCTATAAAAATCATAACAAAAAACGCAAAATATGTAAA